TACCTGTGATGGTTGCGTTAGCTGCACCAGCATCTTCAAATAATCCAGATCCATTGATTACTTCTTGAGAACCACCAGCACCAGCGGGTGAGTTGAATGCATGTAAAGCGTTGGGTAAAGCATCTACGGCATCAGTGTAGTTGAAAGGTTGAGCACCTAAAGCTTTGTTTAATAAACTATTATCTTCGAATGAAGCACAGTAGTCTACATTAGCATCAGGTTGTACTACCCATACTAATTCTTTGCAAGGGTGGTTGAAGTTAAGTTTGATTTTGTTGCTTGAGCTTCCTACGGATTCATCACCAGTGAATTGTAATTGTTCAATTAAGTATTCATGGGGGTTTTGGGCCATACGACGGCGTTCATCAGTATCAAGGAATACGTAATCTACGTATAATGAAGCAGCTACTAATGATTTGTTGTAGGCACCTGATGCTTTAGTGCCACCAGTTAATTTGGACATAGCCCATAAGCATTCATCTAAGGGACGGAGTTCAATGTTGATTTTGACTTCGTGGTATTGTAAAGCAATTAAAGGTAATGCTAAACCAGGGTTGCGGCAGAACCAGAATTGAAGGGGTACATATAAAGTGGTTTCGGGTAAAGCGTTACGGGGAGCACATACTTGACGGGGAGCACCAGTTGAGCAAGGAGCATCTACATCAGCGAAGCTGGGGTCGGTGATGTAAGTTAATTGAGTGGTTTGACCAATCATTTTGTGGTAACCAGCTTCTTGTTCAGAAGTCATGGTTAATTGGTTCCAGATGTGCATCCAGTCACCATATTGACGATCAATACGTTGACCACCAATTTCTACTTCTACCATGCTGATTAATTGTTCACCAGGGTAATCTAACCAGCGGGCATAAGAAGCATCAGATTGAGCTACTTCGGGTAAAGTTACTTCTAAATATGTGCGGTATGCTAAATCACCGTTGCGGCTGATTGTGCATTGTACACGACGTCCGAAATCGGCTTGTCCGTTGAATGTTTGTTCAATGGATTCCATTGCGAAGTTAGTGTGACGTCTGTAAGTTACTTTCCAGAAAGTAATTTGAGGGTTACCAGTAAGATATACATCTTGAGCGCCATAAGCTACGAGTTGCATTAAACCACCTGCCATTTTATAATATTGCTAAATATTTTATTTTTGAAATTTAACGATAAATTCATTCTATTTCTTTACATAAAGAAAAAAACAGATTTTTAATATTTATATTTTCCTTGATAAATGTAGATATAAATTGATCACTAAAGTAATCTTCTTGATTATGATGTGGTTTTTTAAATGAATATAAATTTTGTTTAGTCTTTTTAATTTGCCATCCATTTTCTAAAGCATTATAAATAAAAATCATTTGTTGTAATTTATTTTTATCAAGATTATTAATAAAATGATTGATATTATGTGCTTGTTGTATTTCTTCCATATTAAATATTAATAATAATCATTATAAAATTTTAAAATAATAAACATAATATTATATTAAATACTTAAATTAAATAAATATATATGTCTTTTAAACCTAAACCTTGTAAAAAAATAAAAATAGAAAAAAATTCAATTATTACATTAGATAATAAACATAATGAAATAATTAAAGAAATAAATCAGATGGAAGATAAAATACCAAAATTAAAAAATGATATGGCGAGATTAGAAAAAAAAATGCTGAAAACATCAAATATTGATACAAAACTTGAGATAAATGATAAAATAAATGAAATTCATAAAAAAATAAAAAAATATAAAACAATGAAAAAAAACTATTATTTGGAAAATTCTAAATATATATTTAATTATTTTGAAGATAAAAAAAATATTGTAAATGATGATAATAAAAAAAAAATGGTAACAAATTTTTTTTATAAAACAACTAAAGAAGAAAAAAAAGAAATGAATAACCAAGATTATAATAAATTATATTTAATGAAAATGAATGATAATTTTATTGACATAAATGACTTTTTAGTGAGTTATGATAAATGTAAATATTGTAATGGTGAATTAATATTAGTAGAACACGAAGGTTTATTTATTTGTAATAAATGTTTTCATCAAGAATTATATATAAATGATAATGAAAAACCGTCATATAAAGAACCTCCTAAAGAAATTTCAGTATATGCATATAAAAGAATAAATCACTTTAGAGAGATATTAGCACAGTTTCAAGCAAAGGAAACAACAAAAATAGAAGATGAAGTAATAGAAAATATAAAAAATCAAATTAAGAAAGAACGAATATCTCTTGAAAAATTATCACATGAAAAAACTAAACAAATATTAAAAAATCTGGGATATAATAAATATTATGAACATATACCATTTATAAAGGATAAATTAGGAATAAAACCTCCAACAATGTCAATAGAATTAGAAAATAAATTATGTAATTTATTTATTGAAATACAAATACCTTATGCAAAATTTTGTCCAGATGATAGAGTAAATTTCTTAAATTATTACTTTGTTTTATATAAATTATTAGAATTATTAGGGGAAGATGAATATTTATGTCATTTATATATGTTAAAAGATCCTGTAAAAAGAATGGAACAAGATGAAATATGGAAACAAATGTGTAATGAATTAAATTGGGAATATATTCCAACATTATAAATATCAGTTTATCTTCTGCGATTACCTAATGTAGAATAACTGGTTCCAATGTTATTAATTGAATAACCAACAAATTTAGTATTATCTTGTCCCGCCTCACCACAACAATTAAGTAATTGATATTTTAATATAACCACTCCAGATCCACCTTTACCACCATTTTTTGAAATTCCATATGTAGAACTTGCACCGTCACCTCCATTACCATAACCGTTTAAACCGTCATTTCCTTGAATATTCTTATTACCTAATTGACCATTTCCTCCTTTACCATATTCTAGTAATGTTCCACTTATAAAAGATGTAATGCCATCACCACCTATACCAGCATTTAATTCTAAACCATCTGTTCCATTTCCGCCTGAACCACCTCCACCTCCACTAGATCCCTTGGTAATATTCATAACATTAACACCACCGTTTCCAGCAGTTGGACTTGTAAGTGTCAATAAATTTTGTTGAATACCTCCTTGTCCAATTCCTGAACTATAATAATGACTTCTATAACCTCCCATTCCTCCATATGCTTTTTTTGTATGAAATTGAGAGAAATCACCATTACTACCATCCGTTTCATTTATAAATCCATAATTAGAAAAAGAACCATTACCACCATCACCAACTATTAATGAATATGTATTTTCATAAGAAACATTCATAGAACCACTAATAACCATTCCTCCACCACCTCCTCCACCAGCACCTGTATCATATGCCCCTCCACCACCTCCACCACCACCAACAATTAAATATTCAACATTTTTAACATTTGTTGGACAAAACCATGTATATGTACCAACTTTATTATGAATTTCTATTTTGTAATTAGACATAGTAAAATATAATATAAACTACGAAATTAATGTTAAATAATTTATATATTAAGTAAATTATTTAAATAAAGGACAATAATAATTATATATTACAAAAATGAAGATTGAAACAGATATGAAATTGGACTTCCATAATGTTTTGATTCGTCCTAAAAGGACAATTTTATATTCTAGATCACAAGTTGATTTAGAGAGAGATATTGTAAAATTTCCAAATTCAACAAGAAGATGGAAAGGTATTCCACTAATTGCCGCTAATATGGATACAATTGGAACATTTGAAATGTATGAGGAATTATCAAAATATAATATTATAACAGCTTTACATAAACATTATAAAAAAGAAGACATTGAACAATTTGTAAAATCCGACAACTTTAGTTCAGATTATGTAATGTATTCAACTGGTATATCTGAAAAAGATAAAGAAAAAATGATTTCATTATATTATTGTTTAAATGAACATTTTAAATGGATATGTATTGATGTTGCAAATGGATATATGGAACAAGTAGTTGAATTTTGTAGATATGTTCGTGAAATGTTTCCAGAAATGATTATTGTTGCAGGTAATGTTGTATCAAGAGAAATGACTGAAGAATTAATTATTAATGGTAAAGTAGACGTTGTTAAGGTTGGTATTGGTCCGGGTAGTGCTTGTACAACACGTCTTAAAACAGGGATTGGTATGCCACAATTATCAGCCATTATTGAATGTGCCGATGCTGCACATGGTGTAGGTGGATATATTATTGGTGATGGTGGAATAACGTGTCCAGGTGATATGGCAAAAGCATTTGGAGGTGGTGCGGATTTTGTAATGTGTGGGGGAGTATTTTCTGGTCATGATGAAAATCCAGGTGAAATTATTGAAGATAATGGGAAAAAATATAAACTGTTTTATGGTATGAGTTCTGAACATGCGATGGTAAAACATTATGGACAAAAAGCTAATTATCGTTCAAGTGAAGGCCGTGTAGTAAAAGTTCAATATAAAGGTCCAATCAAAAATACTATTGAAGATTATTTAGGTGGGTTGCGTAGTTGTTGTACATATATTAATGCGAACTGTATAAAAAATATTCCAAAATGTACAACCTTTATTTTAGTATCGCAACAATTAAATACAAGTCTTGTAAAATAAAAATATATAATATATTATATAATGAATACTGGACCAACAGTTAATAAAAATTCTTATATAAGTTTAACCAATTTTACTTTATCAAACGTTTTTAATAAAACAAATATTGATAATCAAAGCGAAATAAAAAAAACTGGTAGAACAAATGATGTTTCATATGTGATAAAACAAAAACAATTATTTGCAATGAAAAAATAATTTATTACAAAGGTGTAAATGAATTACATTTTAGGTTGTGTTGGTGGAATATCTTTATCACGCATGGCTCTAATTTGATCTAAACTCATATTACCAACTTTATTTGGAACATAATCATCAGGTGGTGTATTTATAGAGTCGTGTTGATTAATTGTTGCATAATTATACATCTGTCTAATACCACCATTTCCTTTTGCACTTAATTCATCTGCTGATTGATCTAAAAAACTATATGAATCACTCACAACAGAACCTAAATTTCCTAAACTAAATGCGTCAGGTTCTAAATTATGTTGTTGCATATTAGAATTATGATTTTGTGTTTGTAAGTTATAAGAATTATTTTTATAAGTATTATTTATATATTTTTTAATATTATCACCTTTAATTATTTTCCCAGATTCATTTAGTAATATTAATGATGGAACACATGTAATAGCACGTGGTAAAATTATGTCAGAACCATTTTCTAATAATATATATGTTTCACCATTTTTTTTAATACGTTTATCAATACAAATAAAATGAACACTATTTTTTAAATTTAATCTTGAACAAAATTGAATAATCTCATTTGAATATTTACAAAATGTGCTATAATATAATATAGATGCCATTACTTATATTATATTATTTTTTATAATTCATTTTAACATAAAACGATTATTATATTTTAAATAACTTATTTTTAATTAAGTGTTAACAGATATAACAAAACATCTAATTCAGCTAATATTTCATCAATAATATTTAATAAGTTACTGCTTTGTTTTTCATCTAATGTTTTACGGATATGTTGTAATTCCTTTTTGTAATTATTAGTATATGTATGTAATGATTTATTAGTATGGACATTATTTAATTTAACATTTTTGATTTTATTTTTTAAAATACTTTTATTGTTATTATTCCCTAAACTTGTTTCAACATAAGAATCCATAAAAGTTTGTAAATTGGTATATAACGTGTCAGTTGCTTTATGGGCAGCAAACGAATCTGTGGTCCAATGATACATTTTAATACTGGCTAAATAATTCATAGTATTTTGAATAAATTTAATAATTTGACTATGTTTTTTTGATTGTTTTACATTTTTATGTGTTTTATTATGTTTATTAGTGTGTTTTTTATTTGTTTTATTATATCCAACCATTATATATTAAAATTATAAAAAATATTAAATTATATTATTTTTAAAAATTGATTAAAAATAAAAATAGAATATAATATATAAGTTAAATTATGTCTGTAACGAATAGATCTAATATGAATGTATTAAACATTGAACAATCTGGTGATGTAATGACATTTACAGTAGAAAATATTAATTTAAGTTTAGCTAATGCTATTCGTAGAACAATTTTATCAAATATACCTTGCGTTGTATTTAAAACCATGCCATATAGTGAAAGTTTAGTAAATATAACTGAAAATACGAGTAGAATTAATAATGAAATTATTAAACATCGTCTAAGTTGTATTCCAGTTCACATTACTGATCTGGATTTTGAAATGGATAATTATATTGTTGAATTAGAGAAAACAAATGATACAGATTCAGTAATGTTTGTTACTACAGAGGATTTTAAAATTAAAAATATTACAACAGATAAATATTTATTAAAAAGTGAAGTTGAAAAGATCTTTCCAAAAAATGTTTTAACAAATGAATATGTTATGTTATTACGTTTAAGACCCAAATTAAGTGATGACTTACCTGGTGAAACGATTAAATTAAATGCTAAATTTAGTATTGGAAAAGCACAACAAAATAGTTGTTATAATGTTGTATCATCTTGTTCCTATGGTATGACACCAGATAATATTAAGGGTCGTGAAGCTTGGAATGAATATTATGAAAATGAACTAAAAGTTAAAAATGTATCAAGTGAAGATGTTGAATTTGAAAAACAAAATTGGATGTTACACAATGCCAAAAGACATGTAAAAAAAGATAGTTTTGATTTTATTATAGAAACAATTGGCATTTATGATAATGTAACTTTAGTTAATAAAGCAATTGAAATTTTAAATGATAAACTAATCAATATTATCACAAAATGTGATGAACAAAATATTGAAATTCGTGATGGTGAAACAGTTAATCAAACATATGATGTAGTATTAGAAAATGAGAGTTATACAATTGGTAAAATTATTGAATATATGTTACATACATTATATTATAATGATTCAAATAATCTAAGTTTTGTTGGTTTCCGTAAATTACATCCACATGATGATTTTAGTATTTTAAGAATTGCATTTACAGATAAAACAACAGATAAAAGTGAAATTTATAATTTAATTAAAATTAGTTG